CTCGTGAAGGCAGGTAAACCTCAAGACACACGTTTCCGTATATTCGTTTTCCATGCTTATATCTTATTTTGTTGAGCCAGATGTCTCCTGACTTGATCCCGTGAAGGATGGCGTCTTTAATTCTGGTGTCGACAGAGTTCCAGAGTCCGGGATCAAGGTCGACGCATCTTTTAATCCAGGGAGCTTCGGAACGAGGAAGCTGCACGAAATCAAGAATATCGGGGTGATTAATATCAAGGTGCGCCACAATGGCTCCATTCTTGTAATGTCCCCCCCGTCTGAGTGTTTCATTTAATACTGAGTAGATTTTTGCAAATGAGACTGGTCCACTAGCTGTTAAGCCTTTACCATTCTCGTGACCTTTCGGCCTGAGTTTTGATAGGTGTACTGCACACCCTGCCCCATGCCTCAATGCATGAGAAGCAAATCTCCAGCTAGCCTCTATGCCTTCTGGACCCTCCATGGAGTCTTCGACGACAAATACAGTACAGCTCACTGGAAGTCTTGATTCTGGGTTATCCAACCATTGTTGGACCCGACCAGTGCGGGAGATTAGTTCTGCCATTAAATTAAATCTGTAAGATTGGGTAGTTTATAGTTTGGTCCTTTAAGAACCTTTCCATCTTCTCGATATATTGGTTTACCGTCCTCATCGAGCTTGGACATATTACTTTCGTGTACTCTATTCAAGGCTTCATCAAGAAACCAATTCATATTCTCAGCGTATTGGTAGCATACATATACTAGATCAGCTAGTTCTTTTAGTGCTTCTTCCTGTGCATTAGGATGCTCTCTAAATAACGATCCTTCTGATTCTAAGAACTCTTTGAACTCCTCAACAATCAGATTTTTCTGACACGACCTCGTGGTACGATCCGTCGAGCTTTTCAGGTTGTACTTCGTACGGAATTCCTTGGCTTGCTCGGAAATAAAGGTCTTTTTCATAGGTGAGTTCGTTCTGTAGGTAATGGATAGCTTTTTCTAAGTCATGTATCTTGCTATCTTTAAAACCTGCTCTGCAGATATACTTGATAGCATTGCCGAGGTGGAAATTCAATCCTTGGTCTCTAATAAAATCCCAAACATCGAGAGATCCCCGTTTATAGTAGGATGGACCGGCCATTGTTTAATTAAGTTTTTAATTGAATTACCCATGACAAAGTTCTGCCTTTGCATGGCAAGGAAGACAGTGATGATGTCTTTCATATCAACTTCACCACTATTTAACCTTAGTTCTAGTTTTCTTAGCTGTAGATCCTGCTCCATCGTTAACTCTGTAATCGGAGGAGGGGGTCCAAAGCTTTGGTTCTTTTTTGTCGAAGTCATAGTCATCCACGGTTAGTATTCGTGCGAGTCGAGCATTAGTTAAAGCATCTTCTTCAGTATATTCTTTTTCTTTAAACATACCAAGAACTGTTTTCCAACTATAACCTTTCTCTTCGAATATAGTTGTAGCTCTTTTGACTCCAATACCTGGAACACCACTATAACCATCGGTTTGATCTCCAGCACAACTCTGAATTAGATGCCATTTAGCACCTTCATCTGAATCGATTGTGAAAACTTCATCGAAGTTATATAGTTGCCCAGGTATCTGCCTCATATCTTTATCAGGTGAGGCTATAATATTACCAGTATATTTGGTGGCATAAATGCCCATCGTATCGTCGGCTTCGAGTCCAGGTTTAACAATAACCTTATACTCTTCTTTTAAAGCCTCTATTACACGCTTGTATCCACAAGGTTTCTTACGATTACGATGTCCCTTGTATTCTGGTAGAATTTTTTTTCTAAAATTTACACTGTCCGAAAAGAACAGTATCATATCTGAACTCCAACCAAGTGTCTTCTGAATCTTGGAGAGTGCTCTCTTTGTTGCACTATATGCATCACTAAAGTTAGAGGTGACAAGAATTACATCATTGCCAAAATCAACTTCAGTCTCTGCTGCAGCGCATGACTTATATACGATGAAGTCTGCATCACATAGGATTTTCATTAATTAGTGTGTGTCGGCCCATGTTGGACCATCCTTTGCTTCAGCACCTACGGGTATTCGCATATTGTAATACTCGCCTGCTTCAGCAGCGGAGAGAACAAGAAGAGATTTGAGATCATCAACATGTTCTGGTTCTGATTCATACTGCAACTCGTCATGAATAAAAGCGAGCTGATTGCAGCGTAAACCCATTTCTTTGATATGGTCATGAGTGATAACCATCCATTTCTTAGCTATTATTGCAGCCGACCCTTGCAATAGGTAGTTTAAAGCCTTATGTCCTTTGTCAACGAGGATCTTACGGTTGTCAAGTCCATGTAAGAAACCCCTCTCACTAGCTTTGCGTACGCCTTCCAGCAGTTCTTTAAGACCCGGTATGGCATCAACATAAGCTTCACGTATTTCTTTTCCCTTCTTTGCGGCTTTCGCCTCAGATAACTGTTTGTCATAAGAGTAACCTATCTTGGTATTTCCAGCTCCGTACAAAAATGCATACGAAATTGTCTTGATTTGTTTTCTTGTAACCCCAATCTTATCAGCATTTGTTTGGTGTATGTCTCCTTCGACGAGGATTTTAGCATATCTGCCTCCATCATATCTGCCGAGATAGTGAGCAAGCATACGTAGCTCAATCCCGCTAAGGTCAGCAGAAGCCATTCGTAAACCTGGACTAGCAATAAACAAACGTCTAAATCTTTCATCACTCGGAACCTGGGCCAAATTTGGAGTACGGTGTGCGCATCTAAAAGTGGATGTAGCTACCGAACAATGGTGGTGTATCCTAGATTTCGTAACAAGCTTCTGCCATGCGTTCACGCCTTCTGATATCATCCCTAACTGCTTCGTCAGAGTGAGTAGTGTCAGAAACTGAAGAGCAATATCCGTTCCAATGTCTTTCAATACGGTCTCGTCTATAACCGCCTTCCCTGAGTTCGTCAGTGATGAAGGAGTCCAGCCATAGTGTGTCTGTAAGATCCATGATATGTGATCCCTACTAGTGGGATTAAATTCCTTTAATTTTGTTAGTGGACAGCCTTCGACATATCCCGATCTTTTGTTAGATCGTTTAGGAGTGAATTCTGATCCTTGGACGAGAGGATACCTGTCTCGTAGTACTTGAGTAGTTTCTTCATACTCTCGTCTGAGAGATGACTCAAGTGACCGTGCAGCTTGCTCATCAAAATACCATCCATGAAGTTCTTGTTGTGTAAGGATTTGTGCGACCTGATGTTCTAGCGTGATCCATTCAGGTATGGTAGGAAGTGCTTCCATAATTTTGCTGTAACATTAACGTCTTGGACGCAATAATCCTCCATTTCTTGAGACCACTCTTGCCAATCTGTCGATTGTGAAAAGTTTCCTTTGTATTCACCTAAGCGGTAACCATAGGACTCAAGGGAGTGGCGTCCATATAATTGTAGTGGCATGTGATTCCATGCGTGTTGTTTGTCTATACTGAGTAAGTTCGGATGATAAAGCCTAGATAAAAGAAGAGTATCAATAATGATCCCAGTGGGATTAAACCAATTATAGATAGACTTGATGAGAGGGAGATCAAAACCCACGATATTATGACCGATGATATAATCAGCCATTTCGAGGTGTTGGACTGCTCTAACCACAGGGCTAGACATCCCTTTACCAGGGCATTCGTCGTTGAACGAATCTGTGTAATTATCTTTGACATATTTAAGTACAATACAGTGGATGTGGGTAGCATTATTTAGTAGTCCGTTGCTTTCTAGGTCGAATATTATCCCCCCTATTCCAGTCGTAGGTTTTGTCAACGAATTTGGCTTTGTCAACTTCTTGTTGCGTAGGTGGGTTAGGTCTATTTAAATATTTATACCATGGGTGTTCATAATGTTTAAAAATCTGTGGCTGGGTTGAATGATTCGGGTTGAGCTTCATGTTCGGTGAATCTGCAAGTGTTTAAATTGTAGTCGAGCGTTCCGCACGTGCCTGTTTCGCCAGAATAACGATTTTTAAGGATTCTAACAGTCGTAGGACTTCTTCCTCCTTCACTTTGTTGATCGACTTCGAGCCCAACGAGATTATCGCTGATCTGAGCAATCGAATGAGATCCTCGTAGTTGTGAGAGAGAAACACGTCCTCCTTCTTCGTGCGCATTACTGTCATTATTACTTCTCCGTAAATGTGATACAAGGAATAATGCTATTCCTGTACGTTCTACCAATGATCTTAACTTTGTCATTGTGGAATCTATCATGCGACGTTCATCCCCTGACAGACCACTCAATAATATACTGAGGTGATCTAGGAATATAACACGACACTCCAGTCCACTGGCAAGGTATTCGATCCTATTGTAAATAAGCTCCGGGTCAAAAGAACCAAAGCCATCAAAAAGGTAAAGATTCCAATTGTTAATGGAATTATGAAAAGCTCTTTTGAGTTCTTCTTCGTCATGTACTCCTATAGAATAGTTTTTTCCAACAGCTGTGGACATCAATCCAAGTGCTGTTCTCCTATTGCTTGCTTCAAGTTCCAAGATCCCAACTGATTCCCCTTTTTGGAGTAAGTCAGTTGCAATGTGACGCATGATTGAGGTCTTTCCGGCTCCAGTGCCCGCAGTAAATGTAGTAAGTTCTCCGTACCTGATCCCGTGTAATTTCTTGTTAAGTCCTGAGAAGGGGTATTCATGGTCGCATGGTGGTTGTGGTGTTGTGACAACTTCGAGTAACGTTTTTCCATCGACGAGGCCATCAGGTCTAAAGGGTTTAGCGTCCCAAATAGCCTTTCGAATCGCTTCAGCATCGTCAGCTTGTAAAGCCTCTGAGGGGTCTTTAAAGCCTTCAAGGCGAGCGATGGATACCTTGCCAGCTGGTAGTACTGATGCCGCCTCTTCCGCAGCCTTACGCCCTGGATCATCTCCATCGAAGAATAATACAATCTCTTCATAACCTTGGAATAGTGGTATTTGTTTTTGGATGTCCTTCTTCGCAGATGCTGCGCCATGAGGTAAGGATACCATAGGCCATCCTCCCATAGCCTCATAACACGATGCTGCATCTAGTTCACCTTCAGTAACAACAATACGTTTACCACTATTAGGAAAGCGATGCTGACCGAATAGGGTATCAGTGGGAACTCCTTCATATCGGAAATCTTTTTGCTTTGTTTTAATTTTTACACCTTGTAATATACCTGATTCATCATGATAAGGGAATCTAAGGGTATTACCATCTCTATATATCTGATAGAACTTGTTAGTTTTCTCAGATATTTTACGTTTATGCAGCCGTTCGGCTGATCCTGTAAGGTGTACAGTTTTGCTCACGTTTCGATTGTGAATAACATCATTGTCGCCTGTTCTATCGTGACAGACAAAGCAGTAAGTATGGCCATCAGAGTAGAGAGAATTCCCATCTGATGAACCACAATTACCACAAGGCATATGCCTAACGAATTCATTTTCGGTCATTAGACCAACCAATCAATAGGTATATCTTTATATGATGTCCAAGGTATGTCGTGGCGATCACACCATTGAGCATACGTTGTTTTACTTTTCTTACTAATAGTATTATAAGGTGATTGGAAGATCATCCTTAAATCTATATCTGGGTTATCACGCTTGACGGCAAGGATCTTACGCCTGTCTTCAGCGGCCCAATATCCTTTTGCTTCCAGGTACTTATAGTTTGGTAAGACAAAATCAGGAGTATAATTGTGACTAATTGTATAGCTA